GGCGTGACTGTAGCAGGTGCGCTGGCCGGGTTGCTTTTTCTGTGGCGTGTGTGTGGATGTGAGGGCTTCGCCTAAATAAGTGTTACATTCACGCTGTGCTGTGCTAAGTTTGGTGTATGACATGCCGCTGGTGCTGTGCTGATTTCAATGCTCGAGCTGGTGCTTGTTACTGCTCGGTGAAGTGCAGGGTTGCTGCGCATCGAGCTCGGCCTCCGGAGCAGATGGCTGTGGCTCGTAGGTGGATGCGTCACCGTTCGAAGATCCCGATCACGCATGACAATCGTCCGGCTGCGTCGACGCATCCGTGGTCGTGGTGTTCGTATGACCAGGCGGCCGGGTCGGAGCATGGCGACGGCCTGGGCTTCGCTTTGGGTGACGGTTTCGCTGCGATCGACCTGGATCACTGCATCGTCGATAACAAGCTGGAGCCGTGGGCCGAGCCGATCGTGAAGGCTGCTCGCGGTACTTATATGGAGATTTCGATCAGCGGCACTGGTCTGCATATTTTCGGTCTTGGCGAGCTTGCTCGAGGATTAAATCGTGGCGGGATCGAGGCGTACAGCAGCGGCCGCTACATGACTGTTAGCCTTCGCCGGTTTCGTCGAGCTCCGCTGGTGTTGAAGGATTTGCAGCCGCTGCTAGATCACATCTTGAGGGAGGCGTAATGGCTGGCCGTAAACGCAAGCCAGTCGAATCGCATAAACGCACTGGCACTTATCGGCCTGATCGGCATGGCGCGAATCTGGCTCTTGTTGAGCCGGTGGAGCAGCTGCCGCACGAGCAGACAGCCTTTGATGCTTTCTCGCAGGTTATGGCGGACGGCGTGACGTGGCTTGCTCGCACTGACGCGCCGGCTTTGGCGCTGTTGCGTTCCCAGCTCGAGGAGCGCGAGGGTTTGCGGGATCTGGCTTTCCAGGGATCGAGTGAAGCTCGGAAGGCTTTGCGTGAGTTGGATAAGCAGATCACGACGCTGCTGTCGAATCTGGGTTTCGATCCTGCTGCTAGAGCTCGCCTGGGTTTGGCGGAAGTGAAAGCGAAGAGCGTTCTCGAGCAGCTGCGCGAGAAACGCGGCTAGCGTCTAATGTCCTGCCATGCCGAGAGTTAAGGGCTGGCCGCCGGCTTATCTGACGAAGGTTCCGGCGGCTGACGTGAAGCGCGGCGACGGTAAGTACGTCCGGGAGTTCATCGAGGCTTTGTGTCCTCAGGTGAAGGATTCGATCGGCGGCCGCGCTGGTGAGCCGCTGGTACTGCGTGGCTGGCAGTCGAAGCTCCTCGATCAGCTGTTCGCTCGACGGCCGGATGGTCGACTGCGGCACCGTACTGGCCTGGTGGGTTTGCCTCGCAAGAATGGCAAGTCGGCGCTGGGTTCGGGCATTGGCCTGTATGGGTTGATGATGGGCCCAGCCGGCGGTGAGGTTTATTCGTGCGCCGCTGATCGGGATCAGGCGCGGATCGTGTTCGGGATGGCTCGCTCGATGGTGGAGAAGTCGCCGGAGCTGGCCGAGGCGACGAAGGTTTACCGGGACGCGATCGAGGTTCCCTCGACCGGGTCGGTTTACCGAGTGCTGTCGAGTGAGGCTTTCACGAAAGAAGGCTTATCTCCGACGCTGGTCATCTATGACGAGCTGCACGCTGCGCCTAATGACGAGCTGTGGAACGTAATGTCGCTGGCCCAGGCGGCCCGCGTCGATGCGCTGGTGCTCGGGATCACGACGGCTGGAGTCAAGTCAGACAACACTGGTCAGGACTCGACGTGCTACCGGCTGTTTCAGTACGGCGCGAGGATCGCTCGAGGCGAGGTCAACGATCCGAGTTTCTTCATGGCCTGGTGGCAGTCCAAGGATGACGCCGATCATCGACTTCAGTCGAGTTGGAAGGCAGCGAATCCCGGTTTCGGTGATCTTCAGGATCCGGAAGATTTCGACTCGGCTGTGAAGCGGACTCCGGAGAATGAGTTCCGCACTAAGCGCATGAATCAGTGGGTGAACGCGCAAACGGCGTGGCTGCCGACTGGCGCGTGGGATGCCCTCGACCAGGCCGAGCAGCCGGATCCTGAAGTGCCGGTGGTTCTGTTCGTCGATGGTTCGTTCTCGGGCGACTCGACTTTCATCGCTGGCTGCACTGTTGAGGAGACTCCGCGGATCTTTAAGGTCGCAGCGTGGGAGAAGCAGCCGGAAGATACGGACGACTGGCGCGTCGATATCGCGGAGGTCGAGGCGACGGTCATTGACGCGTGCAAGCGGTGGAACGTCGTCGAGGTTCCGTTCGACCCGTTCCGCTGGCAGCGGTCGATGCAGTCGCTGGCTGATGCTGGTCTGCCGATCGTCGAGTATCCGACCAGTTCGCCTGCTCGCATGGTGCCGAGCTGCGCGAAGTTCTATGACGCTGTCATGAGCGGCGGCATTACACACGATCACGATCCGCAACTATCGAGGCATCTGCAGCAGGCAGTCGTGAAGACTGACCGGCTAGGGCCGCGGATCGTGAAAGAATCCAGAAACAGTCCACGAAAGATCGACGGCGCTGTGTGCGCTGTGGGTGCTTTCGATCGGGCTACTAGTTACCGGGAAGCCGCGCCGATGGCGGCTCCGCAATTTTTCGCTTAGGAGTTGGCATGGCGGGTGTGCTGCAATTGTTGGGCGCTGCAGCGATCACGACTGGCGCTGCGTTGCTGGCTCCGGCGGCCGGGTTCGCTGTCGGCGGTATTTTCCTCGTGCTGATCGGCGTCGCGATCGAGAGGGCTAAGAGTGCTGAATAATCTTTTCTCGCCCGGTTCCGAGAAGCGAGCGATCACTTTTCAGAAGCTGTTCGAGATCGGCCGTGACGTGCCTTCCGGCACCCGCGCCGGCGTCCTCATCAATGAGGAGAACAGCCTCAAGATCGGCCCGGTTTACGCTGCTATCAGATTGATCTCGGATTCGATATCGACTCTGCCGATGGATACTTTCTTCCGGCAGGACGGCGAGCGGCTTCCGTTCCGGCCTCGACCGATGTGGGTCGACAATCCGGAGCCGGACGCTAGCCAGCAGCGGTCAGATCATTATCAGGCTTTGCTGGTTTCGCTGCTGGTCGATGGGAACGCATTCAGTCGCATTATCCGCAACGATCGCGGCGACATCGTGGCTTTGAGTGTGCTGGATCCTCGACGCGTCGAGGTTGTGCGTAACCGTCAAGGCGCGATCGAGTTCCTGATCGATAATGGCCGGCGCCGCTTGTCTGAGGTCGACATCGTTCATATTACGGAGCTGCGGCAGCCCGGCTCGCTCCGCGGAACGTCCCGCATCAAGGAGCTTCGCGAGACTCTGGGCCTGACGAAAGCGCTTGAGGAATTCGCTGCAGCGTTCTTTGGTTCCGGCTCGACGACCAGCGGCATCATCGAGGTTCCGCAAGAGTTGACAGCGGAGCAGGCGCAAGCACTGCAAGAATCTTGGGAACGTGGTCACAAAGGTTACCGTCGGGCGCACCGGCCGGGCATTCTGTCGGCTGGCGCGAAATACACGCAAACAAGCGTCGACCCTTCCGACGCGCAGGCGCTGGAGTCGCGAGAGTTCGCGGTTGAGGAAGTCGCTCGGATCTTCCGTATCCCGGTGCATATGCTGCAGTCGACGAGAGCCGGCGCGATGTCATACGCCAGCGTCGAAGAGTCTTCGCGTCAGTTCGTGACTTACACGCTGCTGCCTTATATCGCGAAGATCGAAGGCGCATACTCGAGGCTGCTGCCAGGTGAAGCGTTCATTCGGTTTAACGTCGACGGCCTGCTGCGGGCCAGTCTGCAAGATCGGTATTCGGCTTACAGTGTCGGCATGCAGGCAGGTTTCTTGTCGATCAATGACATTCACCGGCTCGAGGATCTGCGGCCGGTTCGTGACGGCGGAGACGAGTACCGGGTGCCGCTGGCGAACGTCAATCTTGGCGCGGCGAACGTCGTCGAGCTCGAGAAGCGCGTCGATATGGCAGCCAAGCTTGTCCAGGTCGGCTACGACCCGAGGGCGGCCGCTCAGGCTGTCGGCCTGGAGTCGATCGAGCACACTGGTCTGCCCAGTGTGCAGTTGCAGAACGCGGCTCAGGCCGCCGAGTCTCCGGCGGATGCGTCGACGATGTATCCGGTGCGGAATATGGATCCGGCCGATTTCGCTAAAGCAATCGCTAATGCGATCCGTGAGACGACCGACGACTAGTTGGAGCTGCTGTGAGTATGACATCTGAGAAGCTAACTATCGGCACTGCTGTCGCACGAATCGTCGAAGCTTCGATTAATCCTCAGCATGTCACGATTCACAATATGGAGAAAGCCAGCAACGAATATATCTACTACGGCCCAGATTCCTCGATCACGACCAGCAACAGCATTCATCTTGACCCGGGCGAAACGCGTATCTTTACGCTTCTGCCGAATGAGGAGCTTTGGGCTGTCGCTGATAAGGATCTGCCGCTCGGCGTCGTGACGCAGAAGCAAGGCGTCTGATGCCTTACTTCGTGACTGAGGAAGGCGAGCTCGCTGGTTGCGGTGGGTATGCGACCGTGAAAGAGGACGGCGAGATTCTGGGCTGCCATGACACGAAGCAGGCCGCTATCGATCAGATGATCGCGTTATCGATCGCTGAAGACTTAGAGCCAGGCGGCGACTACAGCGACCGAGCGGCACCAGATGCGCTTACTGTCGGCGATTTCGTATCGTGGAACAGTTCCGGCGGGCGAGCTCGAGGCCAGGTTGAGCGCATCGAGCGCGACGGATCAGTGGACGTTCCAGATACTGACTTCAGTATCGAGGGAACAGAAGACGATCCGGCAGCACTTATTCGAGTGTGGCGACCAGGCGACGACGGCTGGGCACCGAGCGGCGTTCTCGTCGGCCATAAATTCAGCACACTCACGAAGATTGACCCGCTTCCCGAAGCCGAAGATAGAGATCTGCCCGACAATTACCGGCCAGCGTTATCTGATGATGTTCCCGAAGGCCGCGCCTGCGGTAACTGCTTTTTCTACGACGAGTCAATGATCCAGGACGATATGGCCTGGTGCCGCCGCTGGGAAGAGTACGTTCG